TACAGCTATATACTCAAAAATTTATACCAGACTAATGGAACTAGGAGTGCTTACTCCAAAAGAAGGAATTGAAGCTATTAATACCGGTAGGTTACCGACCGAAGAAGAATCTAAAGAAAGCCAAGAAGGTTATAGAGAGCTAAGAGATAAAGGATTCTATGAACCAGTACTGGGAGGCCCATTTACCAACAAAGGAGGAAATGAAGGAAAACCATCTGACTCAAACGAGACTCAAACAGGTAGACCAGAAGGAACTTCTGGTATACCACAAGAGACAAAAAATGTTGGTCCTATAGGGGCAAGTACTCAATTTAGTCTATCCAAAGTTAGAGATAACTTAATTCTAGCTCAAAACTTAATTCCCGAAGTAGAAAATCAATTGAGAAAATTTCATAAAAAAAGAAAACTTAGCCAACAGCAAAAAGAAGTAGCTAGCGAAATAGCTTCCATAATAATCGCTAATGAAAACCCTTCTTGTTGGAAAGATAACGTTTCTAAATATATAACTAATCCTATAGACAGTAACGAAGGTAGGATAAAAGAAATAAGAGAAATAGCTTACGAGCACCAAGTAGATGACTACCTAGCTTCTATACTTTACAACAGTAAGATTTAATTATGAGCGACAACGTAGACGTATCAGAGTATATGGCGGGCGGCATAGATATATCTTTACCAGATATTCCAATGCCTGAACCGGTAAAAGAAGAAAAGAAAATAGTCAACGACGAAGTCGAGACCGCTTTTAAATTTTGTTTTATAGGGTCTGGACAAGGTGGAGGCAGAATAGCCGAGACTTTTCACGGTTTAGGTTATAGAAAAGTATGTGCCATAAACACTGCTAAGCAAGACTTAAACACAATCAAGCTTGATAATAAGTTGTGCATAGGCGATGGAGGAGCGGGTAAAGACCCAGATGTCGCTGGAGAAGTTTTCGCCTCAAAGAAAGAGGATGTTGTGGATTTTATGAGATATTCTTTCGGAGACGATTTCGACAGAATTTTCGTTTGTGTTGGCGCAGGAGGGGGAACGGGCGCTGGCACACTCGAGCCTTTAGTAGAATCAGCATTAGAAGTGCAAGAGACTTTAGGTGTTAAAAATAATAAAGTCGGAGCTATAGTTGCTCTTCCAAAAAACTCAGAAGGCAAGAGAGTTAACGCCAACTCTTTCAAAACTTTAGATACAGCGTACAAGTTAGTTGAATCAGGAGCAGTTTCTCCTTTGATCATAGTAGATAATGAAAAAATAAGTAAGTTATATCCGGGACTTGTAGTTTCCAGCTTCTGGCAAACCGCAAATAGGAGTATGGCTGGGTTATTTCATTTATTTAATTTGACAGCTGCAAAAGACAGCACTTATAGCGCTTTTGATTCTCAAGATTACGGAAGTATTCTTGACTCTGGGCTCATGGTATTTGGAGCTTCTCCAGTAAAAGATTGGAAAGACCCGATTAGTATATCT